AAAGCAAAACCATCCCCATTAGTCAGATATGATGTTTACATCAAGGCTAAGAAACGCAGAATTAGAAAAACAAATAAAAAGATAAGATATGAGTTTGAAGTCGAATGATCTAAGAGTTGGTAACTATGTCAAAGGAATAGGCCACAAAATATCATGGTTGGTTGAAGGTATTGAAAGTGAATATATCTACTCCTCTAAATCATGGAGGTTGATAAATTGCTTTGAAGGGATACCAATAAACAAAGAATGGTTGTTAAAATTTGGCATTCAATACAGTGAATTTGAGGATTTATTTCAAATAGGTGGATATGATATTGATGCAAAAGATGGTTTATATTGTCATTTCTATTTTAATGAGTATGGTGATTGGTATAAAGAAATTCAGTACGTTCACCAGCTCCAAAACTTATACTTTGCACTCACTGGTGAGGAATTAACAATCATCTGTTAATAACTTTTATTTGTGAATATGCAAAAATCACTTATCTTTGTAGAAAATAATAATAACCACTTTATGACAAAAGAAATCAAAACAGCTACTGAGAAAATCAAGGAGCTGAATGAGTTAGGGGGAGTCCTTACTCTACATCAAAAGTTACACAGGGCAAAGTTGGCCATTGGTAAGGTAACTAAAAATGCAACCAGTCATCATTCAAAGTATGCAGATCTTAATGCTATTCTTAGCACAGTTGAGCCTGTATTACTTGAGAATGGATTACTACTTATCCAACCAATACATGGTAACAGTGTCTGCACTCAGATTATTGACATTGACTCAGGTGCTATGCTTGACTCATGCATGGACTTACCTCAAGGAGTTAATCCTCAAAACATGGGATCTGCAATAACTTACTATCGTAGATACACATTACAGTCAGCTTTATCATTGCAGGCTGTTGATGATGATGGTGAGAAAGCATCTAAGGAAGAGCCTGTTAAAGAGGTAGTTAAAGAGACATTATCAACTGAGCGTTTCAACAATGCATTAATTAAGATTAAGGCTAAGGAGTTCACAGTTGAGGAGCTCAAGTCTAAGTTTCACCTAACCAAAGAACAGGAGGCACAGCTATGAAATGGAGACCATCACAATTAGGCAAGCTCATGACTAACTCCAGGAGTAAGTCTGAGCCATTATCTGAGACTGCTAAGTCTGAGATTAGAAAAATTGCTAAACAGGATTTCTTTGGATATGAGCTGAACATCAAAACTAAGCCAATGATCAAGGGCACTGACTGGGAGCATGAAGGTATCAAGTTACTCAATGATGTTAGGTTTACAAATAAGTACGTTAAAAACAATCTAAGAGTTGAAAATGAGTACATGTCTGGATGCTGTGACATCATAACAGATGACCTCATCATTGACATCAAATCATCCTGGTCATTAGATACCTTCCCGGCAACACCATCGGAAGGAGATAACTCAGACTATGAGTGGCAGGGAAGAGCTTATATGTGGCTATATGATAGACCAGCATTTGAGTTGGCTTACACCATGTACACAACTCCAGATGAGTTACTCACTGAGTGGGATAACCTATCAATCCATCGAGTAGATCACATTCCAATGCATCATAGAGTAACTGTGCTCAGATATGAACGTGATGAGGAGATTGAGGACTTGATAAGAGAGAAACTCATTTACTGTAATGAGTACTATAGTAAGTATATTAATGAACTAAATAACAAATAATCATGGACAAAAAAGAATTTTACCAGCAGGCTGTATTGATGGCATTAAACGGCCTGCTATCAAATGGAGCTCAAAGATTGGAAGAGGAGTACTTGGAAAATCATGCAACAGTGGCTGCAATGGCTCACCTATATGCCAAGGCAGTGACAGATAGAACATTTATAGAACAAACTAAAATATAATACAATGGAGACAAGAGCTCAAATCATCACTCAATTAGTGAGTGCCTTCTTATTTGATAAGGAGAAAATGGAATATATCATGGAATATATACATCCAGATGATCATTTTAAACCAGATTATGAGTTAGCAGTTCAATATGCAAACATGGTAGCAGATAAAATCATTGATGTGTGTTATCCGGATGAGATAGTATTCGATAAATAAAGTTATTAACAATTTAAAATAAAATATAAACAATGTCAGATTTAACAATCAAAGGAGCTGTTAAGCTCATCAATGAGGTCAAAGTGATCTCAGATAGATTCTCAGTGAGAGAGTTTGTAATCACAACACTGGATCCAAAGTATCCACAGGATATATTATTCCAGGCAGTCAATGATAAGATGGATGCTGTTGCTCCATTAAGAAAGTCTCAAGTTGTTGAGGTATCATTCAACCTAAGAGGACGTGAGTTTAATGGACGTTATTACAACACTTTGGACGTGTGGAAAGTTACACATGATAAGGAGTTTGTTGATCCAGCATCTACAAGTGTACAACCAGCAGATGAGCCAGATGACTTACCGTTCTAAGACAGTCTACTTAAACCTTGATGAGTCATTCACTGAGTGGCTCAGAAAGGAACTCAAAGACCAACTGTCAAACAGATATAAGATAATTCACATGGCAGAGGATATGGGAGTTAATCCTGCTGTATTATACAGGTTTATGAATAATAAAGAGGTGAGAACTCCATTCTATGATAGTGCGTTTAAATATTTGATAAAGAAATGAATTACTTAGTACAGATAATGATTGACATTGAAGGGCAGTATCATACACCTCAATCAATACTTGATAAGATTAATAACTGAGGTTCGGCAAAACAACCCCCTTGTTCAAATCAGAAACCTAGGAAGTAATGAACACACAGCAAGGGGTTTTATAGTCAGGTGGCAGAATGGTAATGCACACACAGCAAGTCGATGTACACGACAACCATAAACAGAGTTGTGTGGTGGTATAAATAGGGGTTCGAGTCCTCTCCTGACTACTGCTCTGGTAAACCCCATGTCACTCGCACCTGAGAGCGTTGTCACATGGTAACAGATGAGGGGGAGCACACAACTCCCCTTTGTCATGTTGATAACTTTCCTTACCTTAGCCAAGTGTTAATCATTGACCTGCATAGAAAACAGAAACCTTTTGCTGTTACTGTAAGTAATGAGACATTTGGGCGGCTGTATTCTATACTCTTCAAAGATAGGTATCTGAGATGTCAGGAGCTCAATAGATATGAGATTCGTTGGTTCTGTGACAACATCAACCTATTCAAGGTAACACATGAGACAAAGGATGGGAAAGTGTACGAATATAGAATGTTCAAAAGGTCGATGAGTAACTCAATGAAACATAATTTTTTAGTTAGAAATAAGATAATAAATGATTCATACATCTGAGATAATTAAGATAGCCAAGGACCAGGATACAGCCCTCAAATTGGTGGATGTGATAACAGATATTGGATTTGATTATATTTGTAATCCTATTGATGCATTGAACTATGCTAAAAGAATAAGAGTACTAAAGAACGAAATAAACAATTACTATGAACTCAAAAGAGACTAAGAATGTTTACTCATTCAACTTTGAGACCAAAACAGCCTACATCAATGATGAGCCACTGGGCACCATTGTGGACCACACTGACACTGTTATCAATGTAGTTTGGGATAATGGAATGAAACAAGAGTTTAGATTATACAATCAAGTAAAAAATATACACAATGAGGCATAAAATCAAGGTAGTATTAGGGCTTATGATACTACCAATCTTTGCAATACTTTACTTTGCAGATAAGTTTGTTCTTTACTTCATGCCATGGAAGAGCTGTGATACTATTCAAAAGTGGATATATGATCCTAAAAAAGCAACTGAAAGTCTTATGAGAGTGATAGTTGCATTGGCATTGATAGGGCTTTATTACCTCATGGCAAACATGTTTTGATTTGTTTATTATCTTTACAGAGCAAATACACCGAAATTTCACCGATTATGGCAAGAAGGGAAGACAACCTAAAACCAGCATGGCAACCAGGTCAAAGTGGCAACCCTGGAGGAAAGCCCAAAGGAGCACGCAACAGAAGTACTATTTTGAGAGAGTTACTTGATGTTAATGACCAAGAGTTAAAGATGCATCAAGCTCAGATTGATAAGGCTATTGAACAAAAGGATACCAATGCTTATAAGGCTGTCTTAGATAGTGCCTATGGAGCTCCAACACAACAGATAGAACAAACCCAAACCAATGTGGATCTCACTGGATTAAGCTCCGATGATATCAGACAACTCCTCAAAGGTGAATGATAAGCAAAACGCCATACTACAGATACTACGCCTCGAACTTTGTCGTAGGGAGTTTTGGGAGTTTTGTCTCTACTATGACCAACCATTCTTTGAAAGTAGGTTATTTCTACACAGTGTCGCAGAGGCATTCCAAGAGATAGAGGATAATAAGATTAAGTCTTTAAGTGTATCCATGCCACCAAGGGCAGGGAAGTCCTATGTCAGTTCATTGTTTTGTGCATGGACCATTGGCAGAAACCCGGCAAGGTCAGTGATGAGAAACGCATGCACGGCAACACTTTACCTCAAGTTCTCTTATGATGTCAGGAACATAGTGAAGAGCCTT